CTAATCAACAAGCAATGGAACAGACTGCCTCGCTGCCATAATGGCACGATTAGGGCCTCTGGTCATTGGCACTGAGTTTAGGAGGAGCTGCATAGCCTTTGAGTGATAGACATTATCAATGGTCTTAGCAGCACCCTCAATGTAGCCACCGACAGAGCGGGCAGTGTTGATTGCAGTATCAACAAAGCCCTGGCTTGCTTTCTTTGCAGGTGTTGAAAAGCGCATCCGAGTATCTCCATCGGTATAAACCTTCTCATAGTGTTGATAGCAGGAGATCTCTAGACAGTTAGTCGAGATCTCACCGCCCAGGACTGAGACTGTAAGGACCTGCCATTCTAGCAGGTCGCCGGCAGCAATGAGTCCAGCAAGGTCAGTTGAAACAGCTCCAATTGTTTTCCTGAAGATCCGTGCGTCGATACCCACAGCACCAATGTTAACATAGACATCCTTCTCGATCAGTCTTGAGAGAGGGATGTCCAGAACTTGGTCTGCATATGGGGTACTCGTCTCCATAAGAGCGAGAGAGGCAGGGTCTTGGACAGAATACAATCGGAGCCTTAGCATTCCCTTTGTGTTCATACGGGTGCTAGTGCAGCTGATCTTGTAGCCCATGGAGGTTATCCTATACCTGACGGGAGAGTCAGTTTCAGTACCGGGGAAGGTTGAAAGGTCGTCAAATGATACGACCCCACCGTTGGTTCCACTATTAATGGTACCGACACCATAATACGGATAGGCATCCGAGATGCAGAGAACGCTTAGATGTCCCTCGGAGTTGGTCGCAAAGTTAACTGCACCAACAGCATCAAGGGCAACAGAGCGTATAGCAGCGCCATCAGGCCACTTCGCACCCTTAGCAGCATCACAGAAAGGGTTTGTGTAGCTACAAATCTGCTGTGCAGCAGAGATGAGTCCCAGAGTGTTCTGTGGAGCAGGGGCGCGGGCAGCGCGGCGTCTACGTGTTCGTTTTGTTTGTTTCTTAGCCATTGTTTCTACTTATTTCTATTTGGACATGCACACCTCACATATCCTGTGTTCCCGGGACCCTGCGAAGCGAATGTACTAGCTTCATCAAAGCTTGGAACTTTGGGTGTTGGCACGCATGTAAAATCACATCTAGCGTTGAGGGGTCTGAGTAGTCATCGACAGAGAGCAAAGCGAAAGCTGTCTTGACTAAGGTGTCGGGAAAACGTTTCAGGGCTCCATCCTGATAGAAGAACTGCTGTGAGCAAAAATTAAACATAACTTCTAGGTCTTGCACAACCCGGTCTGTGTGGACAAAACCGATTGTGCGACTGTAGTCAGAGGTGGCGTTGATGGAGAGCCGGAGGCAATCATCGCCATTGGTCACAGTGTATAGTTCCTCTAGTTTGGGAGTTAGCCTGAACTCATGTGAGAGGTCAAGCATTGCCAATGCAGCGCGCTCATCACTATTCTGGATGTGTGTAGTAACGACTCCACTCATCCTAAAGTAAAATGGGGGCTGTATGAGCTCACCAGAGGAGAGCCTCACAAGCGTATTACGCTCAACGAGTGCATAAATACTCTGTAATTTGCGGTGAAAGTCAGTGGCGTGTGCTCGCTTGAGGTAAGAAGCATGCCACGCTTTCTGCATCCAAGATCGGACCTGATATTCCCAACCTTGGATATCATCAGAGATAACCTTGAGGGAGCTGGCCTTGGAAGTCTCAATCATTGGGGCGAGAGACTCCTTGAACAGCTTCAAACCTTCAGGGGAGGAAAAGTCGAGTCCGACTTTATGGGAAGCAGAATACCAGCTATCAGTGAGTGACAGGAGGTAATCACCAAACAGAATACGTGCAATGACGTTGCTCAAAACAGACACCCCATAGATAAGCCTAGCAACTTTGTCTGAACGTGTGGGTTCTGACTTAATGAAAACGTGGGCAGGCGGAGCAAGATGTGCTCTAAAGAAGGCGACTGGATCATCGTCGCCCTCCTCATACGCGAGCCAGCGCCTCAAAAGTTGGTTGACTTCGGTATAGAGGTCAAGCATGTTGAGCTGTGAGTTGGCTGAAACGTTGAAGAATGGGAAACCTGGTGT